GTTCCCTTTATACCATAAATCGATGCGACTACAAGTATCCAAAGATTAGTAAACCAACTTGGTAGTGCTGAGAAATGTTCAAAGAAAATATTTACCTTTTCCATTGCAGTTGGGTCATCTGATATAACTGCATATGCAAGAATTGCTATTGGCGCCGAGAGAATTAATAAAACTGCCTCGTCCTTCCAATCTGAATCTCTTGATTCTAAAAGCTTACCTTGGTAAGCCTCTTGACCTTGAGCCATTTTTTGAGCGTGCATATACTGCGCGTCAGCCATAGCCATTTTTGTTTCTTGTTTCTTTTTATAAATGTGACTGCCTGCAGAAACGGCTAATTTAATTGCCGATAACCACATAGCTTAATACCATTTAGCCTTAACAGGTTTTTTATCAGCTCTCATTCGTCTAGTTCCCTTAACATCCACAGTTTGTGTTTCATTAGGGTCAGTCGCTTCGATAGTAATGCCGCCTGTTTGATAGCCATCTTTACCAACGCCTAAACATTTTTCAATTTTAGGTGCTTTAGTGTAAGTTTGACCTTTCATCCAATCTTTGCTCATATTTTTCTCCTTAATTTTTAATTATATCTATTTTTTACCGAAGTTTCTACCAAAATCGTGAATTTTACTTTGGTCAGCCATCGATTGCTTTGCAAGTGTCACTCCAGCACGTAATCCTGCTAGATCTGCCTCTTGTTCCAACTCATCTTCTTTGTTTTGTTGGTTCATCATTGCTTTCATCTTATCAAGATTCAATCTTTCTTCACCTTCTTCTTCTTTTCTTTGATTGTCTTGTGCTCTAAGGTCTAATTCTCTACCTTTTAGTCTAAGTAATGGGTCTCCACCATACTCACCCATAATTTTTTCTTCTTCTTTAGCATAGTCTTCTTGCATTTCAGCAATTAATTTAGCTTTTCTAGACTCAATTTGATTTGTAATTTGTTGAAGTCTTTGTTGTGCCTGCATTACTTGTGGATTTTGCATCATATTTTGTGCCATAGCAGGATTTTGTGCACCCATTGCTTGCATTTGTTGTTGAATCATTTGTACTTCTTGTAATTCTTCAACAAATTCTAATTGAACTTGCTCTTGAGACATTAAACTAATGTGTTCTAAAATATTTTTTTGTAAAGCAGCCATTGCTCCTGGATTATTTTGAGTTTGATTTAGTCTCATAAAGTTTAAATGCGAATCAATGTGAGCTTTGTGGTCTTGACCAGGAAACGCTTGATAAGGTTTCATACTCATTGCCATAATATGTTCTAATGCAGGGTCCATTGGCATTGGTTGAGCCGGTGGAGGTAGAATTGCATTAATGTTTTTAACTCCCAGCGCATCATACATAGATCTGTATGCTTGATACAAATTATGTATTCGAGGATTCGATTGCGCTAGTTGTAATTGAGATTGAGCTAACGATATTCTTTGCGTCTGTGAGAAGATGTTTGGATCTGCTACAGGTAATATATCTACTCTTTCATCAAAATCTGAAACTTTAACATTCCTACTCGCTCCTGGAACATCATAAGGATATTCTGCCGGTAAGTAACTTTTAAATACTTCTGCTAATAATTTAAATTCTTGTTTTAATCCAACATATAATCTTTTATGTATCGCTGACATTACCCGCGATCCACGCTCCAATAACGCGACCGTTGTTCCAACAGCAGCGGCTTGGTTCATATCACCCACTTGTGAGTCTGCGATGCTCGCGAATCGTTGGCCGGCGTTCACTACAATTCCCATCAATTGAAGTAATGTTGCATCGGGTCCTTTAAAAGGTAAGGTCATAAACTGATCTTTAATATTTCCACCAGGTGCGTCTACATCTCTGAACTCACCAGGTTGTAAAGGTTGTGCATCATCTCTAACTCTAATACCACGAGACTTAAATCCTGAAGGTAAGTTTGCTAAAGTTCCTGCATCTAATAATTGTCTTAAAGCTGAAGTTGCAGTTCTTGTTAAACCACCAATCATATGAATTAAACCAAAACCATAGAAACCAGTTCCTGGTAAAAATTTAAATTGTACAAAGTAATTTATTTTTTTCTTTAATGGATCTTCTGCTTTGTAGTTTCTTGTAATAGATAAAATTTTATTATTAGATTCTAAAACTGTAACAACGTATGGAAGTTTAATTCCAGTGGGCTCACCATCTTCTTTCACATCTTCATAACCTTCTAGGTCTAAATCTAAATGCATTTCATAAAGAACGAATTGATCTTCTTGACCATCTTTAGAAATTCCTTCAAGTTCTAATTTTTTATCTTGTAATTGGTTTTGTGTAACTGGTGGTGTTCCTAGTTCTACATCTCTATAAAAACCTGCTACCTGTTGTTTCTTTAATTCATTTTCAGACATTCTGATTATATGAATTACAGCTTCTGCATCATCTAATGAAGTTGCAGAATAAGGAACTACTAAATCTTCCGCTGGGATAAATTTAGAAACCGCTCTACCTAAAAGATCATCATAATAAATTTTCTTAAAGGTAGATCCGGACAGGGGTAGAAAAAATAACATTTGATCAAACTCTGGTTCATATTCTTTCATCTGATCCATAATTTGATAGTTCATAAAATCTTTAACACGTTTTGATTGTTCTTCTTTTTCAACCGTTGCATCACCCATAATTTGAGTTCTAACAGGTCCATCACTTGGTAATAATTCTTTGTAAGCTTGTGCTTGAAATTGAGTTACTGCTTCAGCAAGTACAGGGTGATTAACTCCTGATGCATTTTTAAAAGGTTCAGTTCTTTTTTCATATTTAAAACCTAATAGTTCTAAACCTTCTCTGTAAGATTGTTCCCAGTCTCCACGAGACTCTTTGTAATCATTGTATTGTTCTATTAATTTTGAACCTAATGGATCTAAAACTTCTTCACCTAAAAATTCTGCTAAGTTTTCAAAATGGTCTTCACCACCTTCTTTAGCTGCAGCAGAGGGGTCGAATGAAACTTCTGCTCCACCTTCTTCTGTCATTTCTATTTCAACAGGTCCGCCTTCAGTTTGAACTTCTTCGACGTTTTCTTTGATTGCTTCTTGGATTTCTACTTCTCCAGGAACTTCAACAGTTGTTTTTTGATTGGGTAATGATTTGTCTATTTCAGCCATTGGGTTAGTCTATCCTCTTTTTTTAAATGTTTCAATCACTTCTTCTAGAAGTGCTGTGTTCTGTTGTTTTGGTTCTTCTATTGGCATTGGATTTTCTGCAGCCCATTCCAATATCTCTGCTTGTGTAGCGACAGTATCATCTGGTTTTACAATTGCACCAATTATTTCGTTATATTTTAATTCCATTATCTTTTATTTTTAAACATTGCGGCAAGACCACCTCTAGCAAATGAACCCATACTATCTGAACCACCTGGTCCACTAGACCCCGGAGAACCGCCAGTACTACCACCACCACTAGGACCATCCATAAAATCAGAACTATAACCCGCTTGATAACCACCAGTTCTACTAGCTCTGTTTGATTCTTGCATATCTCTTGCTATGTCTCTAGCAATAGCTTCTTCTTGTGCTTTTTTTTCAATTTGTTTTTGTTTATAAGATTCGTAAGCCATTCTAGCAAGATTTATTGGAGTAGGAATATTTTTTAAAGCATTCAAAGCTGTAACACCGAATTTGCTTAATTGTCCAAATGGTGTTCTTCCTATTTCATATGCATCTGCTTCGTAATCCATAACTGCATCTTTGTTTATAGCTGTATTACCTAATCCAAAGTTAGCTGATGAATATCCTAAACCTCCATATGGATCTTTAGGTGGATCATTAGGAGGTCCGTCACCACCACCTTGATTTATTATATTTGGTGCTATGTTAGTAACTGGTTCTTCAACAACAGGTGCTCCACTTGGTGTATATAAACCTTGAGCTGATAATGCATCCGCGATCGCCTGATCATCAAAACCATACGCGTTCATAGAATTGTAAATATTTAATGCTTGTCCTTCTAAAGGTGGACCGCCCATAAATAATCCGACTCGACCGCCGTCTTTAATACCATATCTTCTAGAAAAGATGTCTCGTCCAGATGGAGCGCCATATGGAGAAACATAACTTGAATCTCTTAATTGTGGTTGAAATTGAGAAAAGGCTTGTGCAAAATTATACTGATCTAAATCACTTAAGGTATCAAATGTTTCTCCTGCAAAAGCTTCTTCGGGAGTTAACATTGTAAGTTTACTTAAGAGTGCTTGGTCTTCGTATTCTGGTTTAGGTGGTGTTGGGGCTCCTCCTTGTGATCCTGGTAGAAGTCCGATTTGAGGTGGATTGTTTTTAACATACTCATCATAAAGTCTTTTGTTTTCTTCTATCTTTAATTGTAGGGGACTTTTTTGTGGTGGAGCTGAACTGCCTCCTCCATAAGAAGTAGTGCTTAACATTTGATTAGCCATTGCATTTAAAATTTTATCTCTGCCAGGACCTGTAGCTGGAATACTTGTTATACGATTACCACTTCTATTAAATTGCATTCCGGGTATTGATGTTATTCCACCCACTCCTTGAAGTATGCTTTGAATGTTTGCCTGATTTCCAGATCGCATTGCTTGACTTAATAAATTACTTGCTTCTTGTCTTGCATAGTCTTTTGCTTGAGCTTGTTGTTGGTAAGTTGTTCCAGCACTTACACTTTTTAAAGCATTTGCAAAATCTTGAGTTGTTGCTCTACCACCAATATTAAAATCTTTTCTTGGTTTTTTTTCTTCAAATAAAACTTCAATGCCTATCGCACCGCCGTCCGCGTATCTCTTTTTAAAAAACTTTTTGTAATCAAATTTTGGTTTGTCTGGATCATAATTATCTTTTAAATCTTTGTCTGCAATACCCATATCTTCAACTTCTCTAATAACACTACCTCTAATATCTACAGCAGATCCTTCAGCATCTGGACTTGAATAGTTTCCCCTACCTGCACGAGCTCTACGAATTGCTTCTTTAATTCTCATTCCTTTTTCTCTACCAGTTAATTTTTTAGGTTTTTCTTCAACCTCTACATCTATATCTTCTGATACTTCTTCATCCCCTTCACTAGATTTATTTTTCAAAGCATTTGCAATACCTTGGGAAGGCATTATCATTTGAAAAATTTTCATAGATTGTTCTGGATTTTCTTGAATGAATTCGTTTACTTTGTCAGTAGCCTTTGCCATACCTAAAGCGGCAATCGAAACGCCGATGGCTTCTGCAAATGGAATAACTAAAGGTGCTGCTAATACAGGTGCTGGCATAATTAATAATACGTTCTCTCTATTCGAGGCATTGAGTCCTCTTTTAAATCTTCTGGATGCGCCACGAACCCTCCTTGTCTAAAACGCATTATAGCTTGTGTTGTACTGTCCACCAAATCGTCGTGATCTCCATACGGAAATGATGCACATTCTTCAATAACTTCTTCTGCGAACTTATCGTCCGGCGCCCAAATAACACCTGACTCAAATAGCGGTGCTACTGCGTTAACCCTAGCGTGTTTATCGTTTCCTCTGCTAGGAGTGAAGTTTATAACAGGAATCCCCATTTTTCGCAACTCATAAGTTAGGGGTAGTCCAGAGGCTTTGGATTCAATTATAACAGTTTCTGGTTTCCAGTAATTATATTGTTCCATTGCTATTTTTTTTAATTCAGGAAACTCTAGTCTATCTTTAAAAGAATCCAATAGTATTAAGTTAGCTGCACTATCTTCGTTTGGATAGAAGACTCCCCAAGTCGTAATGGCACTATAATCGGCTGATTCTTTTTTAAGAAAGGCTGTATCATAGGATTGAATGATATGGTCTAAAGGTGGAATATAATCCTTCTCCCAAACCTTCCACCATTCTCTTTTAAGAATTGCTCCCTCTTCAGCTGTTGGGTTTTGCATCCACTGCGCGTTCCACTTTCCAATACTAAGTGATGCTTTAACTCCTTCTAGTTCATCAAGTTTCCAATACTCTGGCCAAACCGGTTCACCGGATGGAAGGATTGCTGGAAATTCTATAAGCTCCCATTTGTCAGATTTTAATTCCTTTTGAGATTTTAATAACATACCTGTTAGGTCTTTCATATTCCATCGTGTCATAATCAACACAATCGCTCCACCAGGTTGTAAACGTTGACGGGGTCCTGATGTATACCATTCGTAAGCTCTTTCCATTGAAGACATATTTAAGGCGTCTTGCTCCGAGTGTGGGTCATCGATAATAAGTAAGTCCGCTCCACGGCCCGTGATTGCAGATCCGACACCCGCTGCATAATATTCACCACCTTGTTCAGTCTCCCATTTGCCCGCGGCTTGACTGTCCTCTCTAAGTCTTGTTTTAAAAATTTCTTTGTACTCTGGAGAATCCATAAGTGTTTTGGCCTTACGACCAAATCTTATTGCAAGTTCTGTGGTGTGCGTGGATTGGATAATTTTTAAATTAGGTCTACGTCCCACCATCCAGGCAGGTAATAGAAAAGAACCAAATTCAGACTTAGTATGTCTGGGTGGCATATTAATAATTAATCTTTTGATTTCACCTTTTGCAAGTTTATTAAATTTGTCAGCAATTTTTTTGTGGTGTTTGCCTTCAATAAATTCTGGCCAGACGTGTTTGACAAAGGATAGAAAATCGTCGTGGACTTTTGTTTGTTTTTTCTTTTCGCCAAGCTTAATGGCGTACTTCATAAATTCTTTTTTAATGTCAGGCGGTAGCTTATCTAGTAAGTCTTTTTCCATAAAAATTTTTGCAGAATTTTTTTCACTTCTGTTTTGTACCGTTTTTTATTTTTTTAGGGGGTACCCCTCTATCATATTGCCATTTTCTATTTTAAGCAAGTATAAGTCTAGATCTTAGTATATAGGTATGACTGTACAGCTTGACCGCAAAAAGGGGTGTGGGGGGTCTGTTTGTTTTCCTATTTCTGATTCGTGCAGGGACCCCTAAGGGTAGGTGGGTGGGCCCTTAGTTCACGAGCCACTATATGTAGTAGCGAAGATGTCGCATTGACACAAGATGTGGGTATGTAGTTTTTGCATACAGTCAGAAGTTGTCCTCGATTCGTGGGTGTGCTATGACGCCACACCTATGGGAAAATCTACTAATCTTATTGAATGCTATCAGTTAAGTTGTAAGTTAACTTATATGAAAATAACAAAAGGAAATAATATGTACAAAGAAACTATTAACAATCATATGACGGCTTTAGGTGATACCTCTAGTATGTTCATAGTGATTGAATATAATAATCCAACTTACCCAGAAACTACGGTTTACAATATCGCTCACGGTTCAGATTTAAGATTGGGAGATGGTAAACCACATATGTTATCTGATGTTAGGGAAGGAACAACATTAGTAACTTATGACAATTTAAAAGATGCACAGAAAATGTGTGAACGTTTAAACTATGGTTATGAGTCTACAAAGAGACTTATTGAGACGGGTTCAATAGTATGAATTTAATCGTAGAAAAAAAGAATGTATTCGGGGTAGAACGTATCTACCCCAAGTGCAACAAGTCAAAAATATTAACAGCTTTGACAGGTCAAAAGACTTTGTTGGATTGTGATATTAAATTAATCAAACAGTTAGGTTATACCCTAACAACTAAACCAGAGGAGATATAAAAAATGAAGTTCAGAGGATATTATTTACAATTAAGACCTTTGAGAAGTGCCGATAAAAATTGGCAATTAGAAATAGAAAAAGGCGAGATGATACACACTCACACGATCAACTGTAATAAGACCTTGAGCGAGGTTGAAGATTTCGCATTTGATCAAATTGATAAACTAATAGAAGAGGAGAAAAAATAAATGCACGAAAAAAATAGAGGCTACAACGGTTGGTCTAACTACGAGACTTGGAATTTCAAGTTATGGTTAGACAATGACGAAGAGTCCTACAAAAGGACTCAACGTCTTGTTAAGGATTGCGAGAAGGACGTTGGGGCGTTGGCTCATAATTTAAGATACCTAGCCACAGAAGAAGCCCCAGAGATCAAAGCTAGTTTTTACAGTGATGTAATGATGGCTTCAGTCCGAGAGGTTGACTACTACGAGGTAGCCAAGAGCCTACTAGAAGACTAACAACGACCCTCGCTCCGAGATAATCGGAGCGAGGTTTTCTTTTATCTAAAATCTACTTTAGAATTATTCTAAAGTATTTTTTTATTTTTTATAGGGTGGGTGGGCCCAGAACTCACAAGCTATATAATTTTTTATAGGGTGGGTGGGCCCATAGGCCACGAGCTGTGTTATACGGTCGCACCACTAGATATAGTTTGTAATTAATTAACTTATGGGATAATCTATTGTTATGAAAACTTTTACAGTTATTGGCCGTCAATGGACACGTGAACACGGGTACTTGGCTACTCGTTGCTCAATGGACTTTGAAGCCAAAAATAAAACTCGTGCTATCAAGATGGCACGCGAGTTGCGGAACGCGGGTAAGGGTTTCACTAGTTGCAATAATTTCGTGGCTTATCCTACTGATTGCCCTGAAGAGAACCCATTGGCTATGTCGTGGGAAGAGCGTCAGATGGAGCGTGATTATTGGAAGCAGGAGGAACGATACTCCGACGATCCGCCAATAGTACCTCAAGGGTACTACGATTAATTTTAAAAGGGGCGAGCAATCGCCCTCTTTTTTTATATCCTTAATTCTTAATAATACAATCAACGAGCGAGCTCCGATGGGGGGGGGGTGGAGGGGGGGCCCG